AAACTCTGGATTGGTGAAATGATCCGAGAGGGTGAAGATAGGTACATGTCATGGAAGAAACGCACTCAGTCTCTATCGTATTTGTTTAAGGAAGAGACTGATAAAATTTTTGCTGATAACAACTTCGATTCAATGTTTGCCTTGGATGGATCGAGACACCCACAAATTCTCAAAGAATATCTGAGAGGTAATGTGTCCATCGAAACCATGGTAATCTTGAATCTTATCCTTGGTTATAAAACAAACTGGGATAAACAACTTACAGATCCAGTGTGGGAATCCGTCAGTATGAAGATAAGAAAATATTCACCTTTCCTAAATATTGATGTATTTCGTTATAAAAAAATTCTTAAAGAAGTAGTTTTAGGAGAAGCATGAGTTTTTTTGAATCTGAAGTAGTCCGTGCAGAAATGACGGAGATTCAGGAACTTCAAGAAGAAGTTTATAGTAATGTTTTTAAGTTTCCCTCTATGTCAAATGAGGAGAAAAGATTTCATGTCGGGCTTCTAGAAAAACTACTGGACAAACAAAAGGTTCTTTATACAAGACTGAGTTTGTCTGATGATCCTGAAGCAAAGATGATGAAAACCCGCATCGCAGAATCTGCTACGATGATGGGACTGCCTAAAGACGTTGACATCAGTGTCATCTTCTCTAACATGGGTAAGATGCTCGATGCAATGAAAAAGCAGATTGACAATCAGGGTTCTGACTTGTAGAATAACGAAGTACCCAAAAGCCAAATCCTACAAATACAAAGTACAATGTCCTTTTCTGATCTCAAAAAGCAATCCTCTATTGGTTCCCTGACTTCCAAACTTGTTAAGGAAGTTGAGAAGATGAACAACACTGCCAGTGGAGGTGATGATCGCCTTTGGAAACCCGAAGTCGATAAAGTGGGTAACGGTTTCGCTGTACTCCGTTTCCTCCCCGCCCCTGAAGGAGAAGATCTCCCCTGGGCAAAGATGTATTCCCATGCCTTCCAAGGTCCTGGTGGTTGGTACATCGAAAACTCTCTGACAACTCTGGGGCAAAAGGATCCCGTGTCAGAGCACAACCGCGAACTGTGGAACAGCGGTATCGAGTCTAACAAAGATGTTGTTCGTAAGCAGAAGCGTAAACTGTCTTACTATGCAAACGTCTATGTTGTGAAAGATCCTACCAACCCTCACAATGAAGGTGGTGTCTTCCTGTATAAGTTTGGTAAGAAGATCTTTGACAAGATCATGGAAGCCATGCAACCTGAGTTTGAGGATGAAACTCCCATCAATCCTTTTGACTTCTGGCAAGGTGCAAACTTCAAACTGAAGATTGTCAAGAAAGATGGTTACTGGAACTATGACAAGTCTGAGTTTGAAGCACCTGCTCCTCTGCTGAGCGATGATGATGCGATGGAAGCAATCTGGAAGAAAGAGTATTCTCTTGCCGGACTGACTGCTGCTGATCAATTCAAGTCTTATGAAGATCTTGAGCGTCGTCTGAAGTATGTCCTGGGACAGAAGTCTCGTCCTACCACTCCTGTGGATGAAGAGACTGAGTATGATGACTATGCTGCAAAAGAAACTGCAGAGCGTCAGATTCAAGAGTCTCTGTCACGTTCTAAGCCTGACTTCAACTCTCCTGACATCACTGCATCTACACCAGTTGCATCCAAGGATGAAGATGAAGACGATGCACTCTCTTACTTCCAGAAACTGGCAGAGAGTTAATCAAACAACTTAATATCTTCTCCTCTCTTAAGGGTTCTGCTCACATACTGGGTAGAACCTTTTTTATATGGCATGATTCTATTAATGTCTTCAATAATAAGTTCAAGATACTCAGGTTTAATCAGATAGATGTTTCTTTTTAACTCCTCTTTACGAACTTCATACGTATAGTTTGTAACTGCATCTACTTCATTTACTCTTATCACATAAGCATCTCGCTTTTCGTCAAAGTATTCAATTTTGAAATTTTTTTGAACCTTTAATCCTTTTGGAACAACTACTTCTCCAGAGTCATTTTTAAGTTCTCTTGTTTCATAATGATGAATATTATTTGATTTTTCAATGTCTCCGTATTTTTTTATAAGAAAATCATTGAATGCCATTTGTGTCATAGGCCATTCCGTCTGTACGTTCATGATATTGTTGGATAGAAGAACCACCCAATCAAGTGTCTCATCATCGTAGATATCAAACGCAACATTGTCTGGGCGATCATCTCCCTCTATCTTATAGAGAGTAAAATATGCTAAGTTTTTAAGAATATCCTCACGAATTTTTACACGCTTAAATAGATTCTTAACTGTGTTATAATCACCAATACTTTTGCCATCAGAATCTCTGTTGACATAATCAAAATCTGGAACTTGTCTAAAGTAACTTGCCATTAGAAACCTATCTGAGTATCAGTATCGCTATCAAGTTTTGTATAATCATCATCGGTAATTGGATCAAGTTCTTGGAAACTTAAATCAATTTTGTATTGAGTCATCGTTCTTGTAGGATCATCGTATGACATATACGTGTTACCATTACCATATGTTGTATTTAGATCTGTCAATGCACAATTTTTAATTCTACCTATTGATGGATGATCACCTTCAGTATTACCCAATTGATATTTTATTGTGAATATATTGGGACTTACTACAAAAATATTATCGGTTGATTTTTTGACAGACATTCCTTGCTTGAAGAATCTAATAATCTTTTTGATTTGTGCTGCCTCAGTTCCACTTCTAGCAGACATTGTAAATGAGAAATTGAAACTTCTCAATGTAGGTGCTTGAAAAAGCAACTCCATGTTTGGATTAAGTATACCTCCACCAAGTCTAGAAAATAGATTAGTTCCAGTAAATTGTTGTGCTAATCCAATTCTCAATGCTGAAACGATATTTTTTCCTGAATCTGATCCAAGGGCAGCTGCAAGTTGATCTGGTGTCATAGTCATGGCATTTCTTAAAAAATCTGCACCAGCTTGTGCTGCAGCAACTGGGTTCAAAATTGCACCAACTCCTGCCGCTTGAAGGACATTGAGATTTTCACCTTCAAACTTGACAGAATTTTTATCGCTAATACCGCCGGGAATCGGTAGTGTAACAGATCCCTCTATTCTTTCAGTTGATCTATTTTGTATTTGTAGTGGATCAAAATTACCTCCGTCAAACCTTATTGATCTTTGTCCAGAAATATATCGCATACCAAATTTGATTCTATCTTGCTTTGAAGATCCAATGTCTTCAGGATAGAAAAGATCCTCATATGCTTTTCTTCTTTTACCTTGTATAGATAAAGGCACATTATCACTAGTCAGATTTAAATTAGAGAAAACTTCTTGCGCTACGTTGGTGATATTTTGCACCTGTTGCTGTAAAATATTTCTAGGCACATCTGTACCTTTATCGAGAGCATTTAATTGTTCTAAACCTAATTGATTTTTTAGTGATGTATTTCCGGGTTTCGCGTACTCTTTTTGAAAATCAAGATCTGCATAAATTGTGTCATTATCACCATCTCTTACCGTAACAAAATATTTTCCATTACCATCATCAGTTACAAGTGTGGGAGTTGTTAAAAATCTTTGATCATAAAGTGTTTTAGATATTTTTTCTTGAGTAACAGTTTTTTTCAAACCATTATCATAAGTTGAAATAGTTCTGTAACGGCGATCCTTTACCGCACCGACTCCCTGTATTTCTTTACTTTTTATTTCTGCCATTATTCAAGGAGTTTTTTCTATTTAGATGTTCTTTATATAATAAGCATAAGGTATATCAAGGATTGTCTGTATTTCACTTTGTCTGACTATATGTAGTTGTCCAGGGATCTCTTGCCATGTATAATTTCTAATTTTATCCCAGTGAAAATTGATTCCTCTGAACCCCCAACTGAATACATCAGTGACACCAACTAATGGATGTTGATCATATTCAATCCTTGGTGTCTTAGCATTGTATATAAACGTATAAGTTTCCCCCACATCTGGAATAATAACAGTTTCATTTAAGATGCCTGTTATCTCAATCATCATCTCTTCAGGATCACCCAAATCTCTGATTGAATCTTTGACACGTTCTAATCTATTACTACCAACCTGCCTTTCAAACTCAAAATCATCTTCCATACTTGATACCTAATTCGTCTTCTGTGATGATTTTAAATTCTATTCTTCTGTCAGCACACCATTCACGAGCTGACTTCCACTTCGCTTGATTGATTGCATAAGTTTTGCACTCAAATAATGATGACTTACTTGTAGGTTTCTTTGTTTGCTTTTTGGGTTTTACCTCAATAACATATGTTTTTACTTGTCCTGTACTTTCCTTTACCTTTATGATAAAGTCTGGAAAATATCTGTGAACTCTACGATCAACGGGAGAAACATAAGGTATAAAAAATTCTTCGCTTCCCCACTCTAATATATTTTCTGTCAAATCGCACCACTTACAGAAGCGACGTTCCCAGTTACTTCTGCATATTATGTTGTTAGCATTGCCCTTATATTTTTGAGGATTGGAAGGACTGTAAATACTTTTCTTACTAACTCCCATACATAGTATATAAGGTAAAAACTATTTAGATGGCAACGCCAAAACCAAGAGCAAGGAATGTTGCAGATTTAAAGGCAAGCATACTAAATCCGTCTCTAACATCTACTTACGAAACAACATTTGTTTTTCCTACTGCTGTGCAGCAGTGGATTAATAGTTCAAGTGGAGTTGGTAGTGGATTTAATTCTACAAAGATAGAAAAGGTTCAATTGTCTTGTAGAGCGGCTGCACTTCCTGATACCAGTTTAGCAACTCATGAACAGTTTAATGACTTCACTGGTGTAACTGAAAGACACGTATATAGAAGACAATATAATGCAACATCTTCATTTGAGTTTTATGTTGACACAAAATATGACTCCATACTTCTTTTTGAAAACTGGATTAAATTCATTGTGAATGAAGACTCTTCTAACTTTGATTTAGATAATCGTAACTATACTTATAGAGTAAACTTTCCTAATGAATATAAATCTGATATCTACATCAAAAAATTTGAAAAAGATTATAGAGGTGATACTTTAGAGTATAAATTTCTAAATGCATATCCAGTCTCTATCAACACAATGCCTTTGAGTTATGATGCATCTCAACTGCTCATATGTACAGTGAACTTTAACTTCTCTCGTTATGTGGTGAACTCTAGAAAATTTACATCTCCTGGATCATCTATGTTGGCTACGGATGAAGAAATTAGAGCATACGCTGATGACACTGGACGAACTTTTAGTGATGCACAAACTATTTTGAATGGTGGATTTATCGAGACACTTATAGGATAAGCATCTAAATACTCATACTGAATAACATATCATGCCTTTACCAAAAATTTCAACACCAACTTATGAGTTGGAGTTACCTTCG